TCGTGAGGTAGCAGTGTGCCGCCTTATCATCTTTCGATGACAGGTTTGCACAAAGCCCCTCCCAAACCGTGCTTACACCTCTCGATGTACACGGCTTTCCATTCATTATTGACATGTCATTTATTTTGTTCCCTGTGAATCTTTTTGAAGCATTTCGGGCAAACAATCAACGTTTTACGTCTCATGTGAAGCATTTTCTTGCCCCATTCCGTAGTGCTTTTCAGATTCTTCATTTTACCTGCATGATAAATACAGCAGGAATCACTATTATCACCACACAGCTCACATACCCCTGCGCTTAACCGCACATATTGTGACAGCTTTTTCGGGTCAAAGGATTTGTATTGCCATGGGTCTTTATCGGACATCAACTTACCGGCTTTGCAGTCAGCTAACGAGACAAGCTTTGCATATTTGATACCGCCTTTAACTTCATGGGGAATAGCCCATTTGCCATCATGACGATATTTTTGGATGATTTTTCTCGTTGTGCTGTTGCTTTTGCTTGCAAGCGTCTTTAGACAGCTATATTCCATAAGATAACGGAAATAATTCAGCTTATCATAATTCGCTGCTAAGCAGTAATAATTGCAAATGCCACGGATTTGTGCATTATACCTGTTCACAATATCCACTTCCGAAAGATGTCTTAATCTTGGAACGCAAACCGCCCAGATTTCTCCGTTTGGTTTTTGTTCTATGATGTCGTTTTTGAACAGGAACTGCATGATCTTATCTTCGAGAGGTACAGTTAATTCTACAGAGTTATTCAGCGTTCTTTGTTTAACACCGTTTGCCTTTTTCTTTATCTTCTGGCTTCGGCGTACCGCAACGTCATAACCAAGGAAACGTACTCGTTCAGCACTGTGTGTGATCTTTGTTTTCTCAGCACTCAACTCTAAATGGTACTGCGTTGATAGAAATTCTCTCAGAATCTCTTTAATTTCTTCACAGTCTTCTCTGCTTCCGCTGATTCCAATTAGAAAATCATCAGCATATCGGCAGTATACAAGCTTTTTATCGTCGGACATTCTTGCGGGCGTTTTCAATTTTTGATTGCACACCGCTTTATATTCCTTGATTGCAAGCTCACGTTCCTCACCTTTTACCCTGTCAATCTTCTTTTGAAGTGTCTGCCTTCTTTTCGCTAAATGAAGATATTCCGGTGTCTGGTGTCGTGTAGACTGCTTATCGAACTTTTCCTTGAGTTTCATGACTTTCCGGTCAAGCTCATGCAGGTATATATTTGCCAGAATAGGGGAAATGATTCCGCCCTGTGGTGTACCGGAGATTGTGGTATGATATTGAAAATCTTCCACATAACCTGCTTTCAGGAAAGCTCTGATAATATTGATAAATCTGCTGTCCTTGATTTTGACTTCTAACGTCTTGATAAGCACTGCATGGTCTATATTGTCAAAACAACCTTTGATGTCACCTTCTATGAACCATTTTACAGAACGAAAATTTGTCTTTATCTGGTCTAGAGCTGTATGACAGCTTCTCTCCGGTCTGAAACCATGTGACTGGTCATAAAATAACGGTTCATAGATTGCTTCCAGAAACATTCTAACCGCCTCTTGCAGAAGTTTATCTCGAAACGACGGAATACCCAGTGGGCGCATTTTTCCGTTCTGTTTCCTGATATATTCTCTGCGCACAGGCTTCGGTTTGTACTTTCCTGACCTCAATTCTTCAATCAGTTCATGCACATATTCAGCACTAAAACCGTCAGCAGTGTCGTTGTCACTTCCGGGAGTCATTGCTCCACTGTTTGCATATAATTTCTGGTAAGCTGCAAAATAAATGTCCTCTCTCAGAAGGTAGCGAAAGAGTCTTGTAAAGACTCCGTCGTGATGTTCCGAGGAACTTTTATTGACACGCTCCAAAATCTCCGATGTTGGATTCATGAGGATTCTCCTCCCTTTCATCTTCTTACTTTGGAATTAACAAACTGCTTCCCTTCGCCATGTAGTGGGCGTTATCCACCTCGGACTACTACGGAAGCTCCGTTGCCATATGGAATATTCAGTCTCGAATAGACATAGCCTTTCGGCATTTCCACTTAGGCAATCCCTGTTTAACGATGCTTATAGGCAAGTGATAACTGTCGGATATCATTTCGGTTTATCTCACGTGTTCTCACGCTTGCTTCATGACCTATAGCAGACACCATAACGAATTCAATATTATGGTGGGGTCATGAGAGTGGTTTCAGGATAATTTCCACACCCTCCCACGAAAAAGGAGCTAACCTTTGCTTTGGCAATCCAGCCTTATCCTTATGTTATCTTGTCATTGCAGGTACTACTCGCCTCATATCCTTTTGACGTTTCCTGCGTTTCTGCCGTGCTGTGTTCCCGTGTCCAGTTTCCTGTCATCGGTTAGGCAGATTGACAACCGCTCTGCTGTGCGGTGTAGAGCCTAATCTACTGTAAACATCGCCTTTTACAGGCGCACAAACTCATCTGGAACAAGATAGCCGCCCTCTGCATCTGTACCAATGTGCAAATCATCATGGACATCGATCCAATTGCGATTTCTGACGCTGTTCCAGAATGCTTTTTTGTAAGTATCGCTTGCTGTACCTGTCTTTTCAGTTACATTCGGAGTTGCGGGTTTTCCGAGAACAGGAGTGGAAGTTGCCTTGTTCATTTCAGCTTCGATTTCAGCCTGTCGTTCCAGACGCTGAATTTCCTTGCCAAGGTCAACAATTGTCTGTTCCATTGCATCGTAAGTCTTGGAATCTTCCTCACTGAGAACACCGTTTGCATTTCTCTTGCTGTCGAGAAAATCACGGGCAGTGTCCCAAGCCTTCTTTCTCTTTTCTCTGAGTTCCTGAATTGTCATAGCCATAGTTAAAATCCTCCTTAGTATTTCAGTAATGCCAGTCTTTTTTCAAGCTGGTCAATGGGTGTGCCTGTAACAGATTCTGCTGATGCAGATACTTTGGATAAGAATGCAGATAGATTCTTCGATTTGGAATAAGTCATTGCAGTCAGTGTATCTTCTTTTTCTTCTTCATCCTGTTCTTCCTCTTTGGGAACAACAGGCATTTTCTTCTTTGCAAAAAGAATCCCGTCCACAAATCCCATCTCATGTGCTTTTTTCGCATTGAGCCATGTTTCATCGGACATCAGCTTTGCAATCTTGTTTCTGCTGAGGTGGGACTTGGTTTCGTAGGCGTTGATAATGCTCTCTTTGACTTCATCGAGCAAGATGATAGCTTTTTCCATATCTGCCTTGTTTCCCATAGCACAAGTGCTGGGGTCATGGATCATCATTAGGGCAGTTGGTGCAATTAAAGTTTCATCGCCTGCCATTGCTACAACCGAAGCCGCTGATGCAGCAATGCCGTCAATTTTCACAGTAACCTTGCCTTTGTGATTTTTCAGCATGGAATAAATCTGACTTGCAGCGAACACATCGCCGCCCGGCGAGTTCAGCCAGACTGTCAAGTTTCCGCTGACTTTTGCGAGTTCATCACGGAACAGTGCAGGTGTGACCTCATCGCCCCACCAGGTATCTTCAGAGATAGGACCGTTAAACAAAAGCTCTGTTTCCGATGTATCTTCATTTTGGATAAAGTTCCAGAATTTCTTCATTTGGTTTTCTCCTCCTTTTCTGAATTTTGATTTGCAAATGCTCCTGCATCTGCGAGTTTGGTAAAGCTGCCATTTACGAGATACAGGTTACCTCCATCTTCATCAGGAATCAAATTCATATCTTCCTTTTCACGGATGTCATTCGCCGACATCCAGCCGTTTTGTCTTGCTGTGGCATAGCCTTGCATACGGCTTGCATAATCACCACGCAAAAGCCCCTCAACATTAAACTTGATGAAATACTTGCCTTTCTCTGAATCGGAAAGCAAAGCCTTCTGTAATCCCTGTTCCCATCGGACGATCCAAGGGTCAAGGCTGTATTTCACGAAATCAAGGGATAAATGCTCTACGTTACTGAATGTTGCATGGTCAAGGTCACCGATCATATGAAGCGGCACTCTGTACATTCTTGCAATCTCTTCAATCTGAAACTTTCTGGTTTCCAGAAATTGTGCTTCATTATTCGGAATTGCAATGGGTGTGAACTTCATGCCCTCCTCCAAAACTGCGACCTTGTGGGCATTTCTTCCGCCATAGGCTCTCTGCCACGCATCACGCACACGTTCCGGATTTTTGATCACTCCGGGGTGTTCTAACACACCACTTGGTGAAGCACCATTTCCGAAAAACGATGCCCCATATTCCTCGCAGGCAATAGAAATGCCGATTGCATTTTTCGCAAGTGCAATCGGCGAGTATCCGACCAATCCATCGAACCCAAGTCCTGGAATATGCAGAACTTCATCAGCATAAAGAATGATGTCGCCCTGTTCTTTCAGATTCGGATTTGCTTCATCGTAACGGCTGTAAATGTATATCAGGCGGTTTTTCTCATCACGGTCAACCTTCATTTTGTCAGGCATCAAGGGATACAGTCCTAAAACATCACCTCTGCCATTACGGATAATCTGTGCATAGGCATTGCCGTAAATCAGCAGATGGGACATTAAGGTTTCTCGGAAAACAAAAGAAGTCATTTCTGGATTTGGCTGATCGTGGAGTAAAAAATAAAGCGGATGCCGTGGCACTCGCTCTTTTCCGCTATCGTTGTATTTGTACAAATGCAGTGGCAGCTGTGCAATCGCTTCTGACAGCACACGCACACAGGCATAAACCGCAATATGCTGTAAGGCTGTTCTGTCGGTGACTCTTTTTCCTGCATTGCTTCTGCCGAAAAAATATGTGTATGACGGACTGTCATAGCTGTTTTGAGGCTTATCTCTGGACTTGAACAGTCCGCTGAAAATACCCATGAAATCACGCTCCTTTCTGATGATTGCTTTTTCTGGAAAAACGTGATATAATATATACATATCTTATGCGTATTTAAGATAAAATTGGTATTAATGGAGATGATAAAATTGAAAAAATGTGTTTATTGCGGTGCAGAAATCATAAAGCCTAGTCAAGAACATATAATTCAAAATGCAATAGGTGGCTTGCTGGAATCCGGTGATATATGTTGTGAGACATGTAATAATGAAGTTTGCAGCAAAATAGATGCCGAATTCACCTCAATTTTTAATGCTATAATTTCAAAAATCCCGAATATGGAAAAGAGTAATAATAGAAAATCTAAACCAAAGTGTACTGGAAAGGCTATATGTGATGGAGTTCTGTATGATGTTATAATAAAGAATGGTAAAGTAGTTGCATGCCCAGACTTAAGTAAAAAAGAAAAATGCAGTATTTCTCAAAAAAATTTTGAGATTGTAGCTTACGATTTCCCTATCAGTAATAGGAGTTTTCGAGATGGGTTCAGTAAGATAGCTCTAAATTTTGCTTTGTCTCAAGGAATAGAATTTGAAGATATTTCTTCTGGTGTTGATATAACCAAAGATAAAAACAACAGAGTTGAAAAAATAAGATTCAATTATCCCATGTTTCCATTTGTTCCATTAAACACAGTAGATGAATACTTGGAATTGGAAAAAGAAATAGAATTGTATCATAATCTCATATTGTTTAGCCAGGAAACAAACCTGTGGTGTTACATAGACCTATTCAACACATTTCAGTATTATGTTTTGTTGTCTGACAAATGGCACAAACCGCATATCCATAAGAATTATATGCAGATGATTCAGCGATTGAATCGTGAAAATCCAGAAATATATTTACGGAGAACAAAGGACATTCTCTTGTACGCAGACTTCTATAGAGTAGAACCTTGTTGGGATGTAGATAAATTCAAAAGAAGAATAAATGAAGTTGTCAGGTTATCATCTAATAAAATAAGCATGAAAGATAAAATATCAGAAAGGTTTTCTGGATATTTAGCATATTGCATTAAGAAGTATGGAACTGAAAAAGAAAGTCTGATTGACCCACTTTCAGTGATGTTGTATTTCGACGAAGACGATACATTAAAAGAAAATACATTTAGAACAACTACAATTTTGGACTTTGAAAAACGAGAGGTAGCATCGTACCCACTGTCTCTAATGAAATTAATAGAAGCAAATAAAATTGATCCTAAGGAGTATACATTTGCTAAATTTGAAAGACTGAATCTGTTATTACTATCCCTTGGAAATGAAGATGATTTAATTATAAAATAAGCATCTCCCTCAAATCATAAACCGACTCATCCGAAACACATCCACAGCGAATTGCACGGTCAAGAGCCATAATCATGGCAACCGCACCGTCAATCTTCTCTGTGGATTTTTCTTTGTCCGGCTTGATATTTCCGGCAGGGTCACGGCGAATGAAGATGTTGTCCATCATCCACCTTAAAACAGGATGTCCGTTGTGTGCAAGCGTCTGTTCCAAGGTCAGCTTCATCAATTCCTTGGTCGGTGGTGACATATCTTTATATCCTTGCCCGAATTGTACCATCGTGAATCCAAGTCCTTCCAGATTCTGTGACATCTGCACTGCACCCCAGCGGTCAAATGCTATTTCTTTGATGTGAAATTTCTGCCCCAGTTCATCGATGAAATTCTCAATAAAGCCATAGTGAACCACATTTCCCTCAGTCGTTTTCAGGTAGCCTTGCCGTTCCCAAATATCATATGGGACATGGTCACGTCTTACACGGAGCGGCAAGGTTTCCTCCGGCAGCCAGAAATAAGGCAAAATGTAATAATGTTCATCTTCTTCTGTAGGCGGAAACACCAAAACAAATGCTGTAATATCAGTAGTAGAGGAAAGGTCAAGACCACCATAACAAATACGACCTGCAAGCATATCTTCATCAAAAGCAATCTTGCATTTATCCCATTTTTCCATCGGCATCCAGCGGACAGCTTGTTTTACCCACTGATTCAAACGCAACTGTCGGAAAGCATTCTCCTCGCCGGGAGTTTCCTTTGCCGAATTACACGCAGCCACCACCTTATCCATACCGATAGTTTTATCCAGTGACGGATTTGCCTTCTTCCAGACTTTCGGGTCTGTCCAGTCCTCAGATTCATCTGCACCATAAATGACAGGGTAAAAAGTAGGGTCATGTTTTCTGCCTTCTAAAATGTCCTTTGCCTTCTGGTGAACTTCATAGCAGATGCTGTTGGTATCCGTTCCGGCTGTGGTAATCAGGAAATACAAAGGCTGCATTCTCGCATCGCCGGAACCTTTGGTCATAACATCGAACAGTTTTCTGTTCGGCTGCGTATGAAGTTCATCAAACACAACCCCGTGAATGTTGAAACCATGTTTGCTATAGGCTTCAGCAGAAAGCACCTGATAGAAGCTGTTGGTCGGGATGTACACAATACGCTTTTGTGAGGTCAGGATCTTCACTCGTTTGGAAAGGGCAGGGCACATTCGCACCATGTCGGCAGCTACATCAAATACAATGGCAGCCTGTTGGCGGTCGGCAGCACAACCGTAAACTTCGGCACGTTCTTCACCGTCACCGCAAGTTAATAGCAGAGCAACGGCAGCAGCAAGTTCTGATTTGCCATTTTTCTTCGGGATTTCAATATATGCTGTATTAAACTGACGATAGCCGTTCGGTTTCAGAATGCCGAACAAATCACGGATAATCTGTTCCTGCCAGTCCAGCAGTTCAAATTTCTTTCCAGCCCAGGTGCCTTTCGTATGGCTGAGGCATTCAATAAAGGAGACGGCATAATCTGCCGCCTTTTTGTTGTACTTGGAATCCTCCGCCATAAAACGTGTTGGTTTAAATCTTGCCATTGTTCTCACCTCCATCAACAAAAAAGACCTGCCCAAAAGCAAGTCTGCATCATTTATTTTAATGCCCTCATGGGGCAGTTTTGTAATCGAGATTCCATTCCCATTGTAACCATGTTACCATACAAATTCAAGGATAGCAAGCGGCTAAATGAACAGAAAAAACGTCGAAATTTCTGTGGTTTCTTGTGTATCATACACGAACCCAAATCAGGTGTACGACCGCCAGAGCCTTTCGGCTCCGGCTCGTGGAATTCGGTTTTGGAAAAATCAGTTGTACTGTTTCAGCAGGATTGCCAGTGCAGTTTCAGTTTCCTCATCCTCCGGCGGAATATCCATGCCCCGGTCGAAATTGAACACCGTTTTGCCATTCCGCCGCAGGGAGATTTTCGAGGCTCTGCCTTCCTCATATCCAAAAGTGGAAGGCTCCTCGTAATGTTTCACCCAGTAGTGAAAAGTGCTTGTTCCTACCTGAATTGTTCCTTCTGTCCACATTGTTTTTTCCTCCAGTTTTCGTTGCTTTTGCCTCTTGGCATGATGTATATTACCATAAACCCAAGAAGAAGTCAACGAAATTTCCGGCATATTCTGCACAAAGAGGAAGGCAGAAAATTGTGTATGATACCAACCAAAAAAGCAAGCCTCACGTTGCCCTGTGTGGGGCATTTGTAGGAAAGGGAAAACCACTCGGAGGAAACAAAACCACGCCGGACAAGGGCAACACAGCGGCTGTACGAGCCGCAGCCCCTTTTGGGGCTTTGGTCTTGGGTTATGGGTTTTGGATTACCGTCCGGTCTGGCACACCTAACAGGTGCCCGTCCCCTCTGTCCCTTCGGGACATCTCCCCATCCCGTGGGGAGTCACCCATTCAAATTCGCAGGCGTTTTCGTACTCCTCATCGAAAAGGGCATCGTCATCGATTTCCTTTTCCGTAAAGTCAATGCTGTCGATTTCCTCAAAGGCCGTTCCGTTTTCCTCGGCATCTGCCTTTGCAAGGTTTTCTGCGTTTTCCTCAACCCATGCGGTGAACTCCTCGTTGTCCATCCTGTCCTCGTTTTCAATCTCCAGTTCGTATTCGTAGTCCGCATCGAACCAGGTGATGACCGCCTTTGTGATTTCGGTTCTTTCGTTCCAGTCCGTTCTGTTTGCCATTGCTCTTGCCTTTGCGATTCCGTATGCTACCATTGTGTTTTTCCTCCGTTTTTTGGTTGTTTTCCCTTTCGGTAACTGTATATTACCATACCTTTCGGCGTATAGCAAGCGGCTAAATGTACAGAACATAAGGCGATATTTCCGCTGTATATTTGGTGGATCTGACACTGGATAAACTTGCTTTTCTATGGTAAAATACAGTACAATGGAAAAGGCATCTCGGAAAATTGCAGCCACCAACCAAGCCCCGCACAGTTCGCCTGTGTGGGGCTGATTTTGACTTTGGGCAGTTTTTCGGCAAACGCTCTGAAAGCCCACACAGGGCAAACAGGACGGTTACATGGGGAACTTTCGGTGCATTACAGACAGGATTTTCTCCCGTTCCTCCGTGGAAACGCCGATGCTTTCCAGTGCCTGCCGAATGCCACAGTCCGGGCAAATGGGCGTTTGGTTGTCCGTTCTGGAAAGTGCCGGAACACCGGAGTAGGGTTTTCTGCAAAGTGGGCAGACCTCCGAAACTGGCTTATCCGTTTTCATGGTGGTACACCTCCCGTTCGCTGATGTCCATGGCTTTCCGCAGGTGTTTCAGGTCAAAGCCGAACTGGCGGTATCCATTCACACAGGTGCGGATGTAGGCAGAAGTGGGGATGCCCAGTTTCCGTTCCTCGTGCATGATATACACAAAGGCGGTCAGCTTTTTCCCGGTTTCTGCAAGGGGAAGTTCCAGTTCCGTTTTGTAGTAGAAATGGGGATACCCCTCATAGCGGTCAAGGGCAAGTTCATCTCGTTCCGACACCGACCAGACTGCCGCCGGAACGGTACAGCCCTGCTTGGGTTCGATGGTCAGATAGGAGCCGGTCTTACTGCCTTTGAACAGCAGCTGGTAATTTGGGATTTCCGCAGTTCCTACAATTCTGGCATCCGGGCAACGGAACTGCATCTGTTTCACGTTCAGATTGCTGCCGTAGGCAAGGTAAAACTTTTTCATGCAATCAAATCCTTTCTGAAAGGGATACCCTTTCACCACCATAAGACCGCCGAAGCGGTCTGGTGTAGCTGGTAGCAAAAGGCTGTCCCTTTATCTGCCGAACCGGAAGGCGGCATCGCCATCAAGGTTCTTGGTAAGAAAATTTCTCGCTGTGGCGAACTCCTCGCCGACCAGTCCCAGCCGAATCAGCCATGTTCGCATGGCGAATTTCGGGTTTTCCGTTTGCTGTGGTTTTGGGCTGGCGGTTCGTAGTCCCTTTGCCATTTCGGAAAGGGCAAGGCAAAGTTGTATGTAGCTTTTCAGCTGTCCGGCATGAAGTCCGTTTTTCCTGCCGTTGGCAGGCTTGTCGAATTGAAATAACCGGAATTCAATTGTGCCTTTTGTAAAAGTTGCGTGATAGTTCAGCATGTGGTATCGGCTGTCGTTGTAGTGTTGATTTCTGCCGTAATTTGCACCGTTCGCCGTATACCAGATGTCTGCGAACTGTGCCATGTTGGTGGGCTTTTTCCGGTTCAGCTGTTCGATGAATTGGGGATTGACCGTTCTGCAATATCGGTTCATTCTGCCTTGGTCGATTTTCAGGGCATCTGCAATCAGCCGTTCGTGGCTCGCCATAAGGTTGGCGAGGTTTCGCAGGGTTTGCGGTGTGTGTCCGTTCGCTCCAATGTGAACATGAACCCCAGCCCCTATTCCTGCATGGCTGATTGCTCCGGCTTTGCGAAGCTTTCTGACCAGTTCCTGTAAGGTTTCAATGTCCTCGTATTTCAAAATCGGCGTGACCAGTTCGCACTTTTCGGCATCGCATCCTGCAATGCTGACGTCTTTCTGGAATTTCCATTCTCTGCCCTGTGCATCCCAAGCCGACCAAGTGCTGTAGCCGTTTCGGCTGGCGGTGTATTCGTATCTGCCTGTGCCGAAATGGTCGGCGGCAAGCTTTGCAGCTCGCTCTCTGGTGATGTGGTTCATCTCAATCTCCACGCCGATGGTCTGCTTTTTCAGGTTTTCGATTTGCTTTGCGGTTTTTTCGTTCATAATGTTTTCCAGCCTCCTCAAATCCTATGTCGGCATACCCATTCGCCTCGGGCAGCATCCTGCCTCGGCTCAGGGCATCCGTAATTTCGGGTTTTTTCCCGTTCCGTTGTAACCATATTAACTCTAAACGGAGGATATAGCAAGTGGCTAAATCTACAGAAAATGAGGTCAAAAGATTGTGTAGAATACACCCTTGCAATCCTTGCGATTGTATGGTAACATACCGTACAATGAAGGAGGTTTCGCCTTATTTTTTTGCCTCGGATACGGTCTGGAAACTGTCAATTTCGGGAATCAGGGCAAGGGAAGAACCATTCTCCCACCGCATATGAATGCTGCCCGCATCATCAATGTGCGTGACCACACCAACTGTTCCGTGAAGAATCGGATATTTTTCATTCCGCATAGAAATCAGCTGTAATTTTGTTCCCTTTGGATACTGCTTTCGGAGTTGCTCCAGATACGATTTACTCGGAAATTGCATCCGTATCACCAACCTTTCTGAATGCGGAATTGCCGGACAGATGCCGAAGAATGACCTTTCTTGCCGCCTTGAATTCTGCTCCCACCATTCCCAGACGAATCAGGAAACACCGCATGGTGTACTTGGGATTGTCGGAGGTGTCCGGCTTGCGGTTGATGCGGCTTTGGTTCTTGGCAAATTCGCAGAGCATGGAAATGAAGGTGCAGTAGGCATCTGCATCACCATCCTGTTCGACCGTGAACCACGGGAATTCCACTTTTTCATCCGATGGAATGATGTCCAGCGAATCCGTTTGAAAAGCTGCCTGAAAAAGGGAAGCCTTGTTTTCGCAGATCTGTCGGAGATTGCCCAGTGTATGTTCCGTGAAGAAATCAGCTGGCATCTGCACCGTCAAGCCTTTAGATTCCGGTTCTGATGTGTCTGGAACAACATAGCCCCGATTTGCCAGTTCGGCAAGAAGCCGTTCTGTTTCCTTATGGTCGGCTTGGTCACTGATTTCCAGATCACCTGCTTTGGTAACGGTGTAGCATTCCCCGATTTTGTAAGTACAGGTGGGCATATACTGATATTCTGCCGTTGTTCCAATGATCGTGGCTATCGCCCATGCCAGTTTCTTTCGATTTTCTCCTGCAAGATGAAATTCAATTATCATATGTTTTCCTCCCGATTTTCGGTGATTTGCCTTTCGGCAGTACATATGTTAACTCT